TTCGCGCACGAAGCCGGAATTGCGGTGAAGGTAGCGGGACCTGCGGACCAGCTCAGTTCGCACGCCGGGGGAGAGGTCTAGTTTCGCATCTCTTGGGGCTGAGCCTGGAACACGCCCGCGGGAGGGCGACCAGTTGGCCGCATCATACGGCGAGGCCCACGCCTTGGGCAGAAGGGCGGCGGGCAGCACGTAGCGGGCGATGGTGGGGAGGAGCTTCATCGCGGGATGTGAATGACCTCGGACTGGGCCACGCGGGTCGGGCGTCTGTAGGTCTCGGGGGCGAGTTTGCGGAGTGCCTCCTGGCACGCGGCGATGACGAGATGGATTTCGTCCAGGCGTCGTTTGGTCACCATGGATCCCGAGTCGGACCAACTGGCCAGAGTCTTGGTCAGCTCGGCCTTGTGGATAGACAGAATCTGCTCCACCTCCGCTTGAGTGAAGCCGATCGAGTAGTCGGGCACGGCCATGGACCCGCGGAAGATGTCAACGGGTCACGGGGCAATCGACTGGGTGAACTTCGCCAGATCGTTGTTCCGATTGAGCCACCCCTTCAGGAACTTGGCTTTCCGTCCCTTGGCGATGTTGCGGTAGAAGGTGGCGCGCCGCGAGATGAGCTTCGAGGCTATGGTGCACGCATCAGCCTTGCCTGCCGCGGCGAGCGTGATGGGGCCGATGAAACCATCTGCCTTCACGCCGAGGATCTCCTGCAGCCACTTGGTCGCACGGGCCTTGCCGTTGTTAACCGCGATGTCGAAAGCGACCTCGCCCACCGGGACCGGCAATTCGTGCGCCCGCACCGGCAGCCAGTAGTCGCGGTGGTAAATGCCCGCGGCGGTCTGCTCGGTCAGGTTGCGGATGTTGACGTTCGGGTGCGAGCGTTGGTCGATGCCGAACTTGGTCAGGCCTCCCGGGTCGTCGGGGTCGTTGGTCGCCACGGCACTACCCTTCCGGTCGTAAACGGTTTCCCACTTGAGCACGAAGGCCAGGGCGCGCCGGAAGCGCGGGTGGTCAATGGTTGCTTCGGTTTTCACTTGGGTCCCTCCGAACTGCCGGGTTGGATCTGATCAACCCGCTCGTGAAGCTCGCTGCGCAGCAAGTCGATCTCACGGATTGAGGCGGGCGAGGCTTGGCAAAAGCGCAGGGCGAAGCGAACCACAGCCCAAAGCGCCAGCAGGGAGGCTGTCACCTTGCCGCTGGTCTCCGGGGGTAGCATGTTGGCCAACTCAGCCAGCGCGTTGAGGGCCGCCCCGGCGATGAGCAGAAGCTCGACCTTGGAGAATTTCACTTGGCCACCCCCTTCAGGCGAATGCTGATCAGGACGATTTCGATGATGGCGCTGATGATTTGTGGGCCGACAGCCCGGCGCTTCTCGGGGATCATGGTCTCGACCCGTTCGAGCACGTAGGCGCGTTTGTCGGCCCCGGTCTGCCCGTTCTTGAGCCGCTCGAAGTTGCTGACCAGGCGCTCGATGGTGTCCCAAATCCGGCGCAGGGTGGCCCGGTCCAGACCGGCCAGGGCGGCGAATGCGAATTGGAGGATGGTCTTCATCCACCGTGCCGTCGTGTCAATCAACCGAGGACGAGCTCCGGTCCGCCGCTGCCGCCTGTCCGTTCAGTTCCGGCACAGCCTCCCGGCCGATGATTTTGAGCATGGTCGCGGCCGCAGCCTGCATCGCCTCGCAGTCGAAGTAGTGGTTCGGACGGCTGCCAATCTGCTTCCACATCCAAACGCCCTTTTCCTTCACCCGCTGTTCGCTCTCCATCTGGGCGAGGTAGTCGTCGTCGATGTCGTCGGGAACTTCCCAGGTCGCGCCGCGTTCCGGGTCTTGGTTTCGTCGGAGGCGGGCGAGTGTGTCCTTGATGTTTAGATTACCCCAATAATGCACAAAGCAGTGTCGGTTGTGCGCGAGCACGACCTTCCTGCGAGGCGAGTAGAACCTCTGGATCGACCGGCCTTCGCGGACGCGGTGGACGAACGTTGCCCGCCGGTCACCAATCAACGCGATCCAGCCGCGGGCGGAGCACTCCCGATAAACATCGTAGGTCGCGTGGCCGGCATCGAGAAACACCAGGCTCGGATGGATGGCGAAACGCTCCTGCAACGCGTCGATGTCGTGCCAGGAGAGGATTCGCTCGTTCCAGACGAGACGTGACGATCCGTTGGCGCTCCATGCGCGAATGACGGCGAAGAAGTGATCCATCTGCACGTCCACGGTCAAGATCATGATCTGGGTGGCGACTTCGCTCGGTTCATACGGTGCGGCCACGATTCGCCCGCGTGCATCCACCCCGGCGGTTTCCTCCCACGATTCGCCCTTACGGTAGCCTGAGCGGACGATCTCCAGCTTGTAGTCCTCGACGTATTCGCGCCAGGGAAGCCCGAGCCGCTTCTGGTAGAACTGTTGCAGTAGCAAGGCATCTCCCTTGCGCGCTGCGTGCTTGGCGCGGAGGTAAAGCTCCGCGAGCTTTCCCCAGCTCATGGCGCAGAGTGCGTTCCAATGAAACCCAACGTTTTCCCGGGCTGCCTTCGGGTTCATCGGGACGAACTTCCCGGTGGCGTTGAGTTCTCGGCGCGTTCGCTCGGAGTCCTCGAAGTAATGGTTGCAGGATTCGCACCGCAGGGAGGCGGTGCGCTGAACTTCGGCGAAGTCCCATTCGCCGTTGTCGTCCCGGGCCGACTTGCTCCACTCGACGCATTCCCACTTGAAGGGCTGGCGGTGAGCACACTTGGGGCAGCGGAATGTCCACTCCCTCTGGTCGGTGGTGAGGAACTTCCTGTGGGTGTCATCGTCCTCCTCGCCGCCCTGGGACATGAACACGCACTTGCCCAGCCAGCCGAAGGCGGTGACGCGGGCTTCGGCCTCGGCCATGTGACCAGGGGGCCAACGCCATGATTCGTCCCCAACGAGCCAGCGGATCGAGCGCCGTTGGAGGTTCGTTTTGTTGTGCGCCCCGAGGATCCAGAGCGTCATCCCGTTGGAAAAGTGGATCGTGTGATTGCGGCGCTTGTGCCGGTTCACGCCGGTCGGCAGGAGCCGCCGCACCGGCTCGCATTCCTCGAAGAGTTTCTGGAGGCGGGATTCCGACTGGTCTTTGGCGTCTTCGTCGGTCTGATCCAGCCACAAGGTCGGCCCCGGCAGGTTGGCGATGATGTAGGAGAGAGTGACCTCCGGAGCCAAGGTCTTCGCCGACTGGACCGAGGCGATGATGGAGACGAGTCGGATCTTCGGATCGACGATCGCCTCCATCACCTCGCGGATCTGCGGGGAATTGGCGATGCGGAACCGCCCAGGGGTGGGGGAATACGGGATCGAAGTGATGTGATCCTCCGCCCACTGCCAGACGGGGCGTCGGTCGGGCGGCTGCCAGGCATCGCGCCAGATGTCGCGCAGAACCTTCACGATTCGTGCAGCGCCCTCAGCACCTCGTCGATTGCTTTGCGGCACTCCGCCTGAATGCCAGTGGCGTCCAAGCCCGAGAGAACCGGGGGCAACTCGTTCTCGAACTTTGCCCGCAGGATCGCCGTCGCCTGGGCGACTAACCCGATCCATTCGGAACGGACATCGACGACCCGGATGTAGTCGCCCTTTTTGATCGCGACCTTGATTTCCCTCTCCTCGACCTCCGCCAACAACTTTCGCGCCTTTAGACCTTCCTCGTTGTGCATGGGCATCCTTCCCCCTTTAAGCCCTCGCACGCGGACGAACTCTCGCCAGTCTGCCACCGACCACAGGCCGTTGGACAGCGCCTTGGGTGCACCATCCATCCGCTGCCATGAGCTGAGCGTTCGTCGGGTGACGCCGAGCAGCGTCGCCAGCTCGACCAAGTTGTTGGCGTATGCCGTGCTGTCCGTGCTGCCGGCGGCCAGCGCCTCGACCCGCGCTCGCTCGGCAACAGTCAATGGACGGCCAGCCGCAACCTTTTTGATGACGTTTTGGAAATCAGCGTCAAGGATGCGACCCGCCAACTCTGGGGATATTTCCGGCTGATCCATGCCGGAGGAACGGACGTCAACGCATCACGTCTTCACCGCCACCCAACCGGCGAAGTTCAGATACCGCCAAAAGCAGTCCACCTCCCGGAAGCCGCATTGCTGGAGTAGCTGCTCGTTCCAAGCCGCGGTCACCGGCACGAGAACACCTTCAAGCGACAGGCGTTTGCGGTCGATTTCCTCCTGGGAGTATCCGTTGTCCCGCTTCATGCCGTAGTAGAGATCGACCAGCATGGCATCGAGGTCGGCGCTCGCCCCGAGGACCTTCTCGACAAGGATTAGCGCACCGCCAGGGATGAGTGAGCTAAACGCCTCGCGGACAATCTTGAGCCGGTATTCGATGGGGGTGAACTGGAGGGTGAGCACCGAAAGGATCACGCTGGCCCGTTCGGGCGGGAAATCCCGCCGCAGGTCCAGGTCACGGATCGTGACCACGCCGCAGTTGATGTAACCTTCGAACCGCTTGCGGGCGGCCTCAAGCATGGGAGGACTGACTTCCACACCGACGAATCGGTTGTAAGCACCAAACTTGCGCACCAGTGGGTCCAGCGCATCTCCGCGTGAGCACCCGAGGTCGACAATGGCGGTTTTTTCCTTGGCGAAGCGGGTGGCGATCTCGAAGACCGCTTTGCGCATCACGTCATACTGCGGAATCGAGCGCCGGAGCATTTCCTCGAAGACATCGGTGACTTCGGCATCAAACTGCCATTTGCCTTCGGGCAGGACGTGGTCGCGGTTTTTGGG